TCGGGCCGGAGCTAGAGACATGGTAAGCAAAGTAGTCACCCTTGATCGGCCACTTGTGCATCTCGACCAGTTCCTTGTGGTCGGGTTCGATCAGGTACAGGTGCGGACGTTTATACTTTGTATCTACATCGCCTGCATTCATCCAGGTGTAGATGCGGTCATAGCAGTTCCCCGGTCCTGTCCCTAGCTTGGTGTTACCAACCTGGCCGCTAAACAGGTCGTCGGTCGGCAGGTGCGCGTCATAGCTATCCCAGGCCTCCAGCGTGGGCGGCAGCGGGAACAGCTTGGCACCAAGCCCAGCGTAGAGCGGCAGGTTCCTGGCTGGCGCGTAGACATCCACGCACCCACCGGATTCGTTGACCAGGTAATGCACGAAGGCGGTTGCTATGATCGCGTCACCCAATGCCCCCGCTCGGTACACCGCAGTTGCACCGCCCGTGGCTCTGCCTGGATAGTAGGGCTTGATCTTATGCGGACAGGGTATGGAATCGTCCCAAGTCGGCCCCGTAAGTTCGTCCGGCAGCACATAGGTGTTGCGCGGGAAAAGCATTGAGTCATCGACTTTGTGGATTGAGTTGGTTTGATTTGTCCAGAGTTTCATGGTTTCTCCATTATGATGTTGATGTTTCTGATGATTTCCGCCGCGACCTGCGGGACGATGGCATTTCCGAGTCCACGCAGTTTAGCCACTCGGTTGGGTACCCCATGAGCCACGCGACCCACGTCGGGTTCAGGGAGCCACGTTGCCACTCCTCCGGGGTTGTGCCACGAATGTCCGGGTGATTTCCCAACATCTTCTGCATATTCCCCTTCGGGGTTCCCGCCGCATCGTCGTTGGCTGATGGTGTTGGCCACATCACCGAGTTCTTTGTTTCCCCTCTCTCCACCGCATAATCCAGCCTGTCCCTCGGCTTCCCAGATACTCCTGCTCCCTTGTAATCCGACTGATTTGGAGTCGGCCACAGCGGACGGTTTGGATTGTTGAGTTTCCAGTAATTGTCCAGCCCCACCTGCTTGCTGTTCGGCCCCCTGCTTTTGTGATCGCAGGCCGTTGATGTTGGCAATAATCCATACCCTGTCCCTTCTGTGCGGTGCATCGACGGCGCAAGCTGGAATAATGACCGGCTCGACTTCGTAACCTTCCGCTTCCAGGTCAGCACACACCGTGTCGAGTGCCAAGTTGACGATCCCAGCAACATTCTCACCAATGATCCAAGCGGGCCTTGCCTCGCGTATGACTCGGCACATTTCCGGCCAGAGATAGCGGTTGTCGTCCTTGCCTCGCTGCTTCCCGGCAACACTGAATGGCTGGCAGGGGAATCCGCCGGTGAGAAGAGTGACTCCTGCGTATAGGTCGCCTCGTACTTCCCTGATGTCCTTGTGGCACGGGACTTCCGGCCAGTGCTTCTTGAGGACGACTTGGGAGTATGGTTCGTTGTCACAGAAGCCAACGGTTCTATACCCGTTCCACTTGGCTGCCAAGGCAAATCCTCCGATGCCGGAGAAAAGGTCGAGATGGGTGCGCTCATTCATTCCGCCCCCCAGTTATGCTCGCGAGCATAATCAATCGAAGAGCGGTTGCACTTCCATGCAGAGGCAATCTGCTTGGTGGTGTAGCCCTGCTCGTACTGGATGCGCCACAACCCCCAGCGTTTCAGGACCATCTGCCTTGTCCTGTTTCCGCCGCCGCTTTTCATCTTTCCCTTCCTGATCTTTGGCTTGGCGATCTTCAGTGCCTCCGGCACCACGATCTCCCGCTCGTCACGAATCCCAGCCACGACCCGAGCCGCATCCGATTCGTTGGCCCTGGTCCGCTCGATCCGCCCAATGCTGATCTCATGGCGCATCTGCTGGATGGTCTGGACTGCGGCGACAAGCCTCGCCTCCAGCACCTTGATGTTTGTCTCGGTCGTGCTTACTCGGTCAGTTAGTACCTGCGCTACTGCTTCCTGTGTGTTCATTCCTTATCTCCTTTGTGATTAAAGCCGCCGCGTCAACGTCCGCGATGACCTCGCGAACCTTGTGCGCCTCGGCGTGGTTTATCTTGTCCCTGTGTCTGGCCAGACTCCGGCGCACCCGCGCCAGAATCTCGGCCAACCACGCCATGCGATCTTCCGACATTACCGACTCCGCATACGGAACCGGCGAGGACCACCCTTGGGCGGCACCCCGGCAGACCGAAGCGCAATGGCCAGGATCTGTTTCTGCGAGCGTGGCTTACCGCCAGCACCGCGAGCCTTGCCCTTGCGCTTGTTGTCAGCGCGTAGTTCACGAATGTTCTTTCCGATGTCTTTGCCTAGTGGCATATCACTCTCCTTTTGTTTTCACGAATCTACCGGCCAATAGATCCAACTCCCAGCCGTGTCCGTGAAATTTGTCGTACAGCATTTGGTTCATAATCCAGTAAAGCGGCGAGCAGCTTGAGTCCATCAGGTTTCCTGGGTGGCAGTTGTCCATGTCGAGGAACTCTCTTAGAGCCTCGATCTCCAGTCTTGCTACTTGGTATATGGTCACGCTGTCTCCTCTCCGACCACGCCATCAAACGCCTGTTCTTCGGCGTGGAAGACCTGTGTTTGTACCTTCAGCCATGTCGGCTTGGCAACCCCATTCTTACCCGTGAACGATGCCTCCGTGAATAAGACGTTGTTGCCGGGAACACAGGTAATGCGTCCATTGGCAAGCTCAATGAAGTGGTGCGACTTGGTTTGGCTCGGCTCAAGGCTGTACCCGTCACCATAAGGTTCTGCTGTGAACATATAGGCTCCACGCATCCAGGTTTGCTTGCCAGCCAGCCACACTTGGCAATCCAGTTCGCGCAGATAGTCGTACTCGATGGTCGTGAAGTTCCAGCCGAAACAGTCCCACCTCTGTGCGTCTCCCAGGGTCCACAACTCGCCTGTCCCGCTTGGGAACGCCAATGCGTGCAGAGGCAATCCACGGTACAACGCCCCGCACTTCAACATAACCGTGCAGCCCCAAGCCCGGTGTGGCACCGAGTAAAGACCAAACCATACGGCATCTTCCCAGCCCTTCTCCTGGCCCTGCGAGCAAAGCTCGCGGTTGACCAAGACATACTGGTGGCGCGGAAGGTTCGCGGCGAATGTCACTTGCGATCCATCCACATCGCCATGAGCGCAATGCCCACAGCGAACATCAGCATCTCGGTCGGACCTACTTCCATTGTGGCCCCGTGATCCATGCAACCAACGCCCAGCGTGTGCCTAGCAGGGGTGCCTTGGCCTTGTGCTTGATCCAGGTTGGGAAGAAGTTGGCTGATCCTTGGTGCTTTGATTTCTCCACTCCATGCCAATCCGCCTCGACGCACAGACCTCCTCCGACATAATCCTCCGGCTTGGACAAATTGATAACGCAAGTCAGCTTGCGGTCGCTGCCGTCAAAAGTATCATAGTGGGCAGCAAACCTTTGGAGCGGACGGTAACGCAGCACTTGCAGGTTTTGCATATCCATCACGTCGAACCTGTAATGCTCCGTGTTGACCTGGTCCACGACAGCGGCCAGATAGTTGTAAATCCACTGGAAGTGAGGTGCCTTGGGTATCCAGCACGATGAGCAGGTCCGGGTGCGGCTGGCAACGTGGGTGCCGTCCTTCGACAACACCGGCGCACGCTTCATCCCGATGACCTCCGCATCGCGGATGACCATCTCGCACTGCGAGCGGGTCAGGACTTGCGGTATCGTTACCGCCGTGAGGATCTTTTGCTTGAACGCTTTTTCGGTTTGCATTTGTTCTTCCTTTCAACGTATTCCTCCAGAAGCTTTTTGATGGCGTAACTCGCCAATTCCTCGCGATCATACTTGATCCTGTTAAATCCAATGGATGCCAGCTTGTCGGACGCAATGTCATCCATGTCGAATTTCATTTCGACCATCTTTATTTCACGCTCTCCGAGAAACTTTATTTGTCCCAATTCATCCATTGTGATTTCTCCTCTCTTGATTTTGCAATCAGCCATGCCATGAAGCTTCCGGCGAACACCAGCAACATCATCCCTGCGCCCGCAAGCAGGGCGAACAAGATGACGTGTGCGCTCACCTCGCTAAAGAACTTCAGATAGTCCATCATCTTTCCTCCTCTTAAGCATTTTGTTCAGGGTGGATTGGTCGATGTTCGCCCCGCCCATCCTGCACCAGAAGAGTACGGTGCCGTCTTTGAAATCGTCAAGCAGGTTCTTGATGTTATCTTCCTCGCGGTAACAGCAACAGTCGGTCAGGCGCGGGCGCTGTTCCGGCGGGGTCAGTTCGTCACCAATCAAGACCCTGCGGCGCTGGAGCAGGCGCAGGTCGTAGATTGCCCTGATGGCAATCTCGCTTGCAAGAAGCTTCATTCGCTCCTCGTGACTCAGGCGGTTCGCTTCTGCTTTGACCACTTTTTCTTCCTTCCTGAATGGCTGTCCGTCCAAGCCGAATAGGCATTCCATAACCGCGCAGCATCTAAAGCATCTTGCTTTTCCGTAAATACATCGTCCGCTGGCGGAAGGCCGTTGGGCGGCTCGGCTCCCCAAAGGCGCGGACCAATCGGGTTCTCCATAGCCTCCGTCACTACCCGCCACTTGTCGCCATGCGGGATCACCTTTACCGGGGTCATCGGATCTCCTCTTCCAGCTTCTTGATGTCGGCCTCAATCTGGCCGCGAAGCTTGGCCATATCGTTGGATTGTCCTGCATAGTGGATCATCTGGGCATCCATATATCGGTTCAGCCCGAAGTGTTCTTCCACGCTGGTCATGCAGTTAAAGGACGGGTCAAGCTCCTGAAGGTCCAGGTCGCACAGGTGCGCCATGATGTTCATCCAGGTTTGCTCGGCAAAGTGGTTTGGGAACAAGCCGATGGGCGGTTGGGCAAAGATCCCGGCCACGCTTTTTGTCACCACAAAGACACCCGTGTTGACGTAGAACCTTGGCTCGATCTTGTAGCCAAAAGCCTTGGCCAGTGCCGTCATTCCCGGCTTGCGATCAAGGTAGGCTCCCTCGTCAAAAGCGCAGAACTTATCGACATCCTTGGAGATGTCAGGGCAGTCCAGCGCGACCAGCACATCAGCGTCAAGGAAGGTGACGACATCGTAGCCCTTGGTCGTCATTAGGTGCGGGATGATAAGCTTGCTGTACTGGACAGGGTGCGCCAGCGGCTTCTCGATGGAGATAAAGTCTTGCTCATGGCGTTTGCAGTAAGCCTCCATGCGCGGCTTTGTCAGGTTCAATACCTCCAGCCAATCGTCCCCGAAAGCCTGAGTTACGACTACCTTCTTCATTTCCAGATCACTCCATTATCATCCAGGTCGCTGCTGAGAAGCATCAATTTGTTGTAGAGTGAATAACCATAGCCAAACCTGAGAATAGTTTCGGAGATTGCGTGGCCAAGCCAGTAGCAGATCCAGGCCAGCGCCAGCCTCATTTCTTGACGTCCTTCAAATCCACCCAAGCCTCGAGCGGCAAGCCCGCTCCCACAAAACACACCTGGGTCTCCTTCTTCTCCTTCTCATTCATGGCATACAGCGCCCAGCCGCCGTCAACCTTCTCGCACTTGGTGAACTTCATGCCACCTCGCAAAGTTGTTCGTCGGCTTCCTCCATGAGAAGCTGCTCGGCAAATTCCAGCAGTTCCGGCTCGGGGTTGGCGATGTCTGCGTCACCGTGGCAAACCGTGATGCGCGAGATCGACATATCGTAAGGCACGTCCGCCATGACGTGTTCTCGGTAGCCCTGCGGCCCGATGTCAATGCGGTGCGTCTTGTAATCGCAATCGCCCCATGCCGTGACTTCGCGGCCTCCCCAGATGAATGTTACTTTGATATCCTCTATTTTCTTCATAGTCGTGGTACTTCCTTTTTGATTTGCGCCCAGGCAAACAAGGCGCGGACCAAAGCCCTTTCGAGGTGATCCGCAGCCGTTTCGCCGTTGTTGTCCGGGCAAGGCGTTGACTTCTGCAACTGCAACATGGCCGTGGACAAGTGACGCATAGCACGACCTATATGGTAATCATGCACCGGCTTGTCAACATTAAACCATTCTCCGTAGGCGGATTTTTCCGAACCTTTGCCCATAACGCGCCACGTTATATCCTCGGCGGCTTTGCCCAATTCCTCGATGGTGGGTGGCTTCATAGTTTCATCCCCGGTGGGTTGTACTTCTTTGACCACGCCCAGACTTTGAGCATGGCACTGAAGGCGATTCCGGCTTCGTGCAGTTCCTCCTCGCTCCACTGGTGGATCACCAACGCTTCAGGATCGTTTGCCGCCAGGACCACCGAGACGCACGCAGCCTTGGGGTTATCCGAGGCGATGCGGTAGGCCCAGAGTTGGGCGCAGTCGCTATCGTAGAACGGATCGTACTTCGGGTTTACCTTGCGGTTTTTGAGGTCGATGATCGCGTCACCTATTCCCTTCAGCTTGACGTAGGCATCGCATC